TTCTGGCCTGTTCCTCGGGCAGATCAAGCTCAATCGCCAGCTTACCCACGCCCATGCCGTACATAATACCGAGGTTCACGGTCTTCGCTTGTTTGCGCGGGATGCCCGCCATTTCTGCCACCATCGTATGGAAGTCGGTCCGCGGATCGTCATTGTAGCTTTGTATAAACTCTGTGACGCCCCCTAGCACTCTGTTCTGGCTCTTACCAAATACGTGTGCGTAGTGAACCAAGATGCGCGGTTCTTGTTGGGAGTAATCTATAGCGGCCCATTGTTCTCCTTCTTCTGGCAGGAACAGGGACCGGATCATCGGTCCTATCTCGGGGTCACGGGCGGGGATTTGTTGTAGGTTTGGGTTATTCATGGAGAACCGCCCAGACACTGTACCGCCGTCATCTGATCTGATTTGGTTTATGTGGCTATGGATACGTCCATCTGAGTTACAGAAGGTCAGGATGTTGTTAATGAACGTGCCTGACGTTTTGTTGAGGTTTCGCGCTTCTACGATCAGTTTAGGTAACTTATCGGGATGTTCTGACAGGAACTTCTTGGTGAAGGACGGAGAGCCTTTTTCTGTTTTAAAGTATTCTATGCCCATTTTATCGAAGGCTTTGGCAATGGACGCCGCGGCCCAGATTTCTATGTCGCAGCCGGAGATACGTTTTATTTCTTTGTGAACTTCTTTCTCACGCTTTAGGATTGCGTTCCGCGTTATTTCGGCTTTGTCCATATCAACGCGGATGCCGCGCCATGTCATGTCTACAAGGCAGGGCAGAAGGTCCAGTTCGAGTTCTGTAACGGCCTCAAGGTTTTCCTGTTTGATCTGTACAGACAGGTAGTCCCACAGTTTAAGCGTAATCTCTGCATCGTTCTGTGCGTAAGGCCCGACAAACATTGCGGGCATCTTCCACATTTCTGCTTTGGCATCGAACCCAAACTCCACCGCGGCGGCGTTTAATAATTTTTCTGACTTGGCTATGCCCAGTAGTTCGTAGCAGAGGTTGTTGAGACTGAAGCTTCTACGGTTTTCATCAAGCAGGGACGCCACAACCATCGTGTCGATCACACGGCCCTTTACATCAAAGCCCATGCGCTTGATCCAGCCGAGGTCATACTGAGCGTTGTGCATGACTTTATCTGCGGGGCAGTTGAATATCTTTTTGAGCCACTTGTTAACTTGCTTTTCGTCTAGGTTACCGCCGCCTTGGTGCCTGATGGGGATGTATCCGGCCCAATCTGTAGTTGCCACGGCGTATCCCACCACTTCGCCGTCACCTCTAGCCCATCCGGGGCCCATCTTTTTAAGATTGGGGTCTTTGGTTTCCACGTCGATAGCGATTGTTTTGGCGTGTGTTAGGTCTGGCAGTTCGTGTGGAGGCACCCATTCGGATAAAAGGGACGCGCTGCCTACTGTTAGATTACTCACTTTTTTCTCCCGAAAAAGACCCACCGATTGCGCTGTATCCGCACTTGTCGATCCATGAGTCTTCATGGTCTAGGGTGTTTAGTAGTCTTGCTGTTTTAACCCAATCCATCATAAGCGCAACGTGCTGCGCGGTCAGGTATCCATGCGAGGCTATTGCCCCGTTTAGAATTACGTTCCACCCTGTGGCGATACGGTCAAAGTTTTCGAGCGCGTCACCGTAGTCTTTTGCACGGTTGCCTGTCACTAACTCTGCACTTTTTTTTAGTATTTCTTCTTTTTTCACGTTGACTTTTCTCCCTCAAACAAGTCACCCAAAGCCGCTGTGCGAAACAACGCGGGTTCGCGGACTAATCTTTTCATTTGTTTCGTTTTAAAAAACCCAATATATTGCGGGTTGTTTATCATAAACAGCCGTGTAAACAGGGCGATAAAGTCATTGGATATTTTGTAATCATCCCCTTTTGTCACAATAGAGCTTTCCCATCGTACTCGGTTAGCAATTAACCACCCGCTTAATTTTAAGTGCCCCTTAGAAATGGCCTGAAGGGTGTATCTTTCAAACAGTCTGTAAAACTCAGGGTTTAAATGGTGCCATTTTAACCACCTTCTTCCTAGACGGCTTTCGTTTAACATTTTAAAAAATTCATCTTCGCTCATTCGTAAACCTTTCCATCGGGGGAAACTCCCCCATTTTCTGTATTGGGCAAATAAACTAGCACAAGAGCTTGACATTCTGGGCACGACAGGTTGGTTTCCATGACGTACTCTTCGTTGTCCTCACAATCGTGATCCCCGCCCCAGATTAATTCTGTCCCACAGTGCCAACAGTTCATATGTCATAACTCCTGTTTAAGTTTTCACCTTCGATAATAAATAAACGCTCTCGGGTCCGCGTGACGGCAACGTAGAACACGCGGTGCATATCGTCGGGTCTTTCGGTCATATCTTGTTGAGCCGCTGCGCTAATGTCCGAGAACACTACAACGTTGTCGGCCTCTCCGCCTTTGGTGCCGTGGATCGTGGACACTATGATACGGGGCGTTCCGTTAAATCGTTCTCCGCGTCGAAGCAGAGCGATTATATACGCCCTGTCTTTTTCTGGCAGACGGTCCATAGCTTCATGCCAAAGCATATCTTGTGTTGCGAGTAGCCCGTGGTTAACATTTAGGTCTTGTATGTTAACCATCTCGGCGTCTTCCAAACCTTTGATACGCTTGAAGCCCTTTTTTATTCTTTGACGGGCACCCGACGCGGACATGTATTCATAGATGTTCCGCGCTGTTTGCCCTGTAACGCTTTGGCCTTTACGCAGTTGCTCCCACCCGTTTACCGCGTCACTGATCTTAGCGGAGATGGACCGTGAGCCGCGATATTCGAACAGGTATCCGAAGGACTTTAGGTATTGCGCCACGGGTTCTAGCATATATCCGGCTTGCGCCATTATGAGCCAAGAGCCTTCTGACAGGTCAATGTCCATGATATCTCGGTAGTATCCGACTTCGCCCATCTCTTGTCTTGGTTCGTAGTTCTTTACGACGCGCCGTTGAATGCGTTTGACTATGCCTTCTGCCACTTTGTGTACGCTGTAGGGGATGCGATAGGATTGGCTTAGTGTATCTGATCCGCCGTCGAGGTTTATAAATGCGTCCACGTCGGCTCCGGCCCAACGGTAGATAGCTTGGTCATCGTCACCCGCGACATACATTCGTTTGGATCGTTCATCTAACAGGTGGGCAATATCCCACTGCATTGGAGAGAGGTCTTGCGCCTCATCCACAAAACAGAGTTCGAAGTTTGGACAGAAGTTGGAGCCTTCTATTACAAAATTCTCCAGCATGTCTGTGAAGTCAAATTTGTGCCGCACCTGTTTGTATCGCCCAAGGCAGCTATCGACGTAATTTATCTCATTCCATGTAAGATGTGTGTTGCTCATGTCGTATTGTTTACGCAGAGGCACTTTTCTAAGACGCGCCAGATTTATCAACCCTAAGATTGGATCAGACGCTTTCATCATGTCTGGCAGATCATCATCAAAATTAACGCTTTTGGTGGTTACAAGATGTACGCCCATATTTTCCGACAGTTCGCGATAGTCCGACGGCTGCATTACTTGTTCGGGGCTTATGTCTGACAGCGACAACGCTAGGCTGTGAATAGTACGAAAGAAGTACAGGTCCTTTTTGGGGTCCAGCTTAAACCGTGCAGCGGCGCGTTCTTTAGCTTCTTCTGCGGCTTTTCTGGTGAAGGCTAAGAAAGCAATCTTGGTTGGCTCTACTCCGCTTTGCAGGGCGTCATCAACCTTATTGAGTAGTGTTGTTGTCTTCCCCGTCCCCGGAGGTCCGAATATCCGATACATTGTTTGTCTCCCGAGTATATATTTGATGGACCCGCTGCTTGGTTATCCCAAACCATTTTGCAACAGCGGTCTTGGTCACTTTCTGTTCGTCAATCAGACGGACAATTTCTTTGTTTCGCATTTCTTTTAATACGTTGTCAGTCAAAACGGACTCTCCTGCGCTTGAAACTGTGGTGTACTTAATTCTATATCACCGTTTTCAAATGCTGGCACCTTCCATAGACGTACCACGCGACCTTTTATTCTAAGCAAGCAGCTTTCTCCGGTCACCTCGCGCAGACGTTGGGCAATCTTGTGGGACTTGTATTCAAAGAACTTGTTCTTCTTTAAAAACCCTTCGAAGTCCTTGAGCCTGAAATATGTGTAACCCTCCTCCTCATCGGTCCACGGACGGCGAAGTAATATCTCTTCCCTGTCTTTAGCCTGTTGCATGTGGCTACAGAACTCTTCTAGGAAGTCGTAGAACTGACCACCCACTGAGGCATCAACGGACACTTCTATTATCGCGCTTTGGTTCTCGGTCATTTCACGCATCATCGCGCTGATCCGCGCTTCCCACTGTGCTTTAGCAACGCTTCGCGGCATGAAGTTAATTTGCTCCATACAGGCTTTTTGAAATAAGGTTTGGTTCATCAGGCCGTCAGTATCCAGTTCGACAGGTTCACTGTTCACGTCCATAAACCACACGGGCGGCGTTGAATTGTATTTACGCAGGTTACCCACAGCGGCGTTCTGAGCCGCGGCACCGATACCAAACTTCATAGTCTGGCACAGTTCTTTGTTGCAGTGCGCGTTAATGGGCGCGTCAGAACATTTGTACGAGTAGTCCTTTTTGCCAACTTGCTTTGCAACGACGTTTACTTCTGGCAGCGGCAATGGCGGGTC